ATATTATTGTTCTTAAGAATAATAAGGGAACAGAAGACAATCGAGTGAGGAAACTTGACTACTCAATCCAAATTTCAAAACTTTTCTACGAACGTTTCATTGCGAATGGAGAGATTAGCTTATTCTCACCGCATGACGTACCAGGTTTGTATGATGCTTTTGGTACTGATGCATTTGACGCTTGCTATGTGGACTATGAATCAGATCAGTCTATTCCAAGAAAGACTATCGGTGCTCAAGAACTAATTCTTGATTTATTGAAAGAGAGAGCAGAAACTGGTCGTCTTTATATTATGAATATTGACCATTGCAATTCTCATTCATCCTTTATGGATAAGGTTGAAATGAGTAATTTGTGTCAAGAGATTACTTTGCCTACAAAACCTTTACAACACATTGATGATGAAAATGGGGAAATTGCTCTCTGCATCCTTTCTGCTATTAATATTGGTAAAATTAGGGATCTTGAAGATCTTCAAATTCTTTGCGATCTTGCTGTTAGGAGTCTTGATGAACTCATTGATTTTCAGCAGTATCCAGTCCGAGCAGCAGAAATCGCCACAAGGGCACGACGTTCCCTTGGAATCGGTTATATTGGACTAGCACATTATCTTGCTAAGAATGGTTTTACTTATGATGATACAGAGGCATTAAAGGCAGTTCATGAACTGACTGAAGCATTCCAATATTATCTAATTTCTGCCACAGTAGATCTGGCAAAAGAAAAAGGTGCCTGTGAATACAGTAACCGAACTAAGTATGGAAATGGAATTCTTCCAATTGATACATATAAACATGATGTGGACGAAATAATCTCTAATGAGCTTCAGTATGATTGGGATGATCTTCGCAGAAGGGTTAAACAATACGGAGTTAGGAACTCAACATTGTCCGCACAAATGCCATCGGAAAGCAGTTCCGTTGTGTCAAATGCAACCAATGGAATCGAACCTCCTAGAGGATACTTGTCCATTAAGAAGTCCAAAAAAGGACCTCTTAAGCAAATTGTTCCACAATATGCAACATTGAAAAATAACTATACTTTACTGTGGGATATGAAATCCAATCGTGGGTATATTAATATTGTTGCTGTAATGCAAAAGTTCTTTGATCAAGCAATTAGTGGCAATTGGAGTTATAATCCAGAAAATTATCCAGACAATGAAGTCCCAGTTTCAGTAATGGCACAAGATCTTCTAACTACATACAAATACGGTTGGAAGACTTCATATTATCAGAACACATACGACTTCAAGACTGACGAGGTAGAAGATACTAAGGAAAGTCTTGACAATTTAATCACTCAACTAGAAAACGCCGAGGAGGAAGACTGTGAGTCTTGTAAGATTTAAGACGAACAATGAGGAAAGACCAATGGTCGAATCCATGACTGTTTTTAATGCAGAAGAATATGATACCAAAAAACAACCAATGTTCTTTGGTAAACCATTAGGTATTCAGAGATATGATTCCTATAAGTATCCAATTTTTGATAAACTCACAACTCAACAATTAGGATATTTCTGGAGACCTGAAGAGGTATCACTCCAGAAAGACCGTTCGGATTATCAGACACTACGCCCTGAGCAAAAACATATCTTTACTTCTAATTTGAAGTACCAGATTATGCTCGATTCTGTTCAGGGTCGTGGTCCTGGTATGGCATTCATTCCTTATTGCTCTCTTCCTGAATTGGAAGCATGTATGGAGGTCTGGGGATTCATGGAGATGATTCATAGTCGTTCTTATACACATATCATTAAGAACATCTATCCAGATCCCTCAGATGTGTTTGATCATATTCTAAATGATAACCGTATTGTAGAACGTGCTACTACAGTTACACAGGCATATAATGAATTCATTAATGCTGCTCATCATTATGATAATTCTAATGATTGGCAACATGCATTAGAGCAAGTTCCTTATGCCCTCCAATCAAGATATGAACTCAAGCGCAAACTCTTCAGAGCAGTTGCGAATGTTAATATCCTTGAAGGTATCCGATTCTACGTATCATTTGCTTGCAGTTTTGCTTTTGGCGAACTCAAACTTATGGAAGGAAGTGCAAAGATTATTTCATTGATTGCCAGAGATGAAAATCAACACCTTGCCATTACTCAGAATATTCTGAAGAAGTGGAGAGAAGGTGATGATCCTGATATGGCAAAAATCTTTGAAGAGGAGAAGCAATGGTTGATCAATGCTTTCGATAACTGTGTTAATCAAGAAAAACTTTGGGCAGAGTATCTGTTCAAGGATGGATCTATGATTGGTCTGAATGATAAACTGCTGCAGCAGTATGTTGAATGGATTGCCAATCGTAGAATGAAAGCAATTGGACTAAAACCAATCTATGACATACCCGCAAAGAATAACCCACTCCCCTGGACGGAACATTGGATTTCGTCGAAGGGTCTCCAAGTTGCTCCTCAGGAGACTGAGGTTGAGTCTTACATCGTTGGAGGAATCAAACAAGACGTCAAAGCAGATACTTTCTCAGGATTTAGTCTTTGATTCATATGCAGCATATAGGGAAGCAGCAAAATCGGATGCTTTCCTATTTGGTGATTATGATGGGTATCAAGCATTTGAAGATTTAAGCAAAGAGGGGTAACACCCTCTTTTTTTATAAATATCCTTATATGGATATAGAAAAAGAAAATGTCTCTGTCTCAAAAACAATACGGTGATCTTAGGAGTCTGTACGAAAGCATCTATACACCGAAAACTGAAGTTCTTGAAGAAGAATTTATTAGTGAAGAGATGCTTCATCTGTCGGATGAAGAGATTGTAGAACAAGTTGAAGAATTCTTTCAAGAGTGTGTAGAAGAAGGTCTTGATATTGATCTTGTAGAGCAGACTATTTGTGAGCATATTGATTCTTTAGAAGTTCTATCTGAGCGAGTTGATCCTAAAGAAACGCAGCGTAGAAGAGATCAGGCAAAGGATAGACTCGCTACTGGTAGTGCGATGAAGTCAGCAGCAGAAAAATCTGCTTCTAAATCTGATGGTGGTGGTGGTTCATCCAAACTTTCAAGAATTAAGGGTGCGGTGAAGACTGCGGCAAAGGCAGCAAAGGCAGGCATTAAAGCAGCAGGGAAGGCAACGCAAGGTGGCGTAGGACTTGCTGCAAGAGCAGTAGGAACCGCTCAGAGAGCAGGTAGTGCTGTTAAGGGCGCTGCTAAGAGTGGATATGCTAGAGGTAAAGGAGGTAGCACATCTTCTAGTTCTGGATCTTCTGATTCTGGAGAAACCGGTGCATCTTCTAGTTCTGGATCTTCCAGTTCTTCCGGAGGAAGTGGAGGATCATCATCTTCTGCTCCGGCAAAAAGAAAGGATGGTCTTCTGAAGAGAGGACTTAAAAAACTTATTAGAGGTGTTGGTAAGACTGTCTCTGCCACTGCAGGCGCTGTTAAGGCAGGTGCCGATTCAATTACTGATAGAGCAAGAAAAGAGGAATTAGAAGCATCTGGATTGTTCTCTGATAAAGAGATTGAATCAATCGTGGAAGCAATGAGTTCTTATGATCGCAATCGTAAGAGAGCAGCACAAAGAGCAGCAGATAGAAATGCTGCCAGAGCTGCCGGTAAGACTGGTGTAGTTCCTGGTGTTGGTTATGTAACTCCTAGAAGGGAGAAAGAAACTTATACGGATGAAAAGGGCACCACGCGCCATAAGTCTGGTGCAGCGATGCCCAAAGACTGATATAAACACAAGGAGGGGGGTTTAAAACCCCCCTTTTTTAGTCGAATCTAGTTACTGCTTTTTTAACAATTATATCTCCTTCAATTACCCGAGTATTTGTTCCATCTTTTATTAATACTAAGTCATAATAATATCTTCCTGGTTTCAGTATAGATGTTTGTGCCGGGACTAAAGATACCTTAATTCTACCAATTGCTGAGTTAGTAATTAATGTTGTGATATTTGTTGAAGAAACAGAATCACCATGTTTTTTCATCTTCATAACCACAGAATATCCAATTAGATTTAAAGATCCAAAATTGTCACCCAATATAAAGGTCTGTGCAAAATCAGTACCTGTGTAAATTATAAGATTAGTAGTATAGACTGCCATGTTTAGTTTTTATAGATTTACGAAGATATACCCAATCTAACTAGTGCAGAACCTTCAACAGCAATTGACTTAGTATCATCATCTGCTGTAAGTAATACGTCATAAACATATCTTCCAGATTTAATTGTGGAAGTTGTAGTAGACGCTAGTGATAGTGTTACTGCTCCTTCAACGGCACTAGTTATGCCAACAACAAACTGGGTAGTTTTTGTGGTGGATTCTGCATGTTTTCTCATCATAGAAGTAACAGCATATCCAGTTAGATTCAAAGGAGTATCTCCTGCAGAATCTAAAACTGTTAATGGGAGAGTAAATGATTCACCCGAATTAATAACAATATTGTTTACATATACCGACATTAGTATAAGTCTTTATTGAGTATTTATCAAAGACCTTGACAATACTTAAAATTGTGATTAGAATAGGTTTGTTCCCGTTAAAGATAAATAATAGCTCATATAACTCTGTAAGATGAGCTTTGATATAAATAACACATTAGATTATGAAAACCCCTGGATCTATTTGGAGAGACCTTTTACTTCTGATAATGTTTTGGACAACTACGGTTTTGTTTATCTCATTACCAATTTCTCAAACAAACGACAATACATTGGGCGAAAGTATTTTTGGTCATTTAGAACCCCACCTGGTAAAAAAAGAAAAGTAAAGCAAGAATCTGATTGGAAAAAATATTATGGATCTTGCCCTGAGTTAAAAGAAGATCTCAAATTATACGGTAAAGAGATTTTCGGTAGAAAAATTTTAAGTTTACACACAACCAAAGGCATCTGCAATTTTGAAGAAACGAAGCAGTTGTTTTTAAATAATGTTTTATCCGAAGCACTTGACGACGGAACGCCTGCATACTATAATAGCAATATTCTAGGACGTTACATGCGTAAAGATTATGGTAACTTTAGCAGAAACACTTCAACAAACACATAATTGGGCAGTTGATCGTATACATACTCTCTGTGAAAGAGAAGAAAACGATTTTTTTTCCAATTTAGAAGATGCTTATGCTATCCAAAATGAATTCTCTGAGTGGTTAGATCCAGATATTGATGATCATAATATTTACTCACTAGAATACTTAGGAGAAGAAGATGACTGATTCTCATGGACCTTCTAAATCATTTAAAAAAGCAATTTTAGAAGAATGTAAAAAATTATCTAATGAAGGAAAAATAATTGAAGCATCTCATTTGTTTAGAACTTATTTTCCCGAAAAAAGTTTTTATGAATTAGAAAAAATTCATGTGAGTTGACAAACGTTAAGAGCAGTGCTATAGTTGCTATATAAATTTCAAAAAGGATGGTTATGAAAATGGTGGGCAATATTTTAGTATCAATTGCAGTTGCTGCATCTTTTACTGCTAGTGCTCCACTTACTCCTACAGCACAATCTGTGGATAAAGCATCTACACAAAAAGTTCAAGAACCTAAATGGACATGTCCAGATTGTACACCCAATGAACAGATTGTTTTAGCAGCATTACAAGATCATACAAAGATCTCTGATCGTAATGCGCTTGCTACAATCATGGGAAACATTCAACAAGAATCTAAATTCATTTCTAACATCTGTGAAGGTGGTGCTCGTGTTTCTTATCAGGATTGTCTGAGAGGTGGTTATGGATTGATTCAATGGACTTCTATCAATCGTTATAAAGGACTTGGAAACTTTGCAGTAAAGTATAGTTGTAATCCAAGTGAAATAGATTGTCAAGTTCGTTGGATGATTAATGAACCTATTTTCCAACGTGTTCTTCCACAATTTGAAGGTGGTGGGCAGACAGTATCATATTATATGAGACCTGCATATACCTGGTTGGGTTGGGGTATCAAAGGCAATAGAGAACTTTATGCATATGACTATACTAAAAAAATGATATTAGTATGATTTTAAGATCTATTAAAAATCTATTCTATAAAACTATTCCTGCTCCTAAGTATTTGAAGAATGACCCTTGGTTCGGGCCCGCAGTTTTGTCGGATCTTCAAATGACCTTTAAAGAAGCATTCGATCATGCAGTAGTTGATAATCAACTATTACCTGAAGATGGCATTTTAGAGTCAAAAAATATTCATGAAACTATCTATCGTATTGCTATAAGTAGTGGAAAAACAACTACGCAACTTAATCCAATGTACGAATTTGGAGGAGGTTCTGAAAACTTCCAAGAGAAATGGCAATCAGGAATTAATTATAACTATTTACAATAATTAAAAATTTTTTTTAAATATATTACTAATGAAAAAAATTATTATGGCTTTAATGGCAGCATGTCTTGCTGCTCCTGTAACTGCAGATCCTCTTAAGGATAATGAATACTTTACTATGCATTCTATGGGGTGTATGCTTCTACAAGAATGCACTGAAGGAGTGATGGAAGTCTCTTCACTTCTAGATGTTTCATCTCAATATAATGATCCTGAAAGTTTTACTTTCGCTTCTAATGAATTCAATCAAATGCTTGTAGCATTGAATCAGGTGGGAGTTCAAGTATATCTTGCAGATGAGAAGTATTTCCCAGTAGGACATCGTGGTGTCTATCATACTGTAAGCAACAATTTCTATCTAAACAAAGCATTCATGGGTCGTCCCAGCACACTCATGAGTGTAATGCGCCATGAAGGGTGGCACGCTGCTCAAGATTGTATGGCAGGAACGATTGATAATAGTTTGATTGCTATCATTCTACCCGAAGATACTGTTCCTCCTATGTATCAGGAAATTGTGAAGAGAGCATATATGCTTCAACCAGGTGCAATTCCCTGGGAGAAAGAAGCATTCTGGGCAGGTAAAACAGAAGGTATGACTCAAGCAGCATTGGAATCATGTGCTCGCGGAACAATGTGGACTGATTATGATCCGACTCCAATGACTCGTGAATGGTTAGTCAAAGAAGGATATATTTCTAAATAGAAATGCGTTGCTCTATATGGAATGCCAGAGGAAGTTAAGAAAGAAGTATCGAATGATCCTAAGAAAAAGGGTATTCTTGGTAAACTAAAGGAGGCAGCAGATGACAAAGAAGAGCAACTTGCTATTCTTTCTACTTTTGTTAGGCTTGGCATCCTTGTTTGGAGTGGCGGAATACTCACGCTGGCATACATCAAACTTCCACCAGCATTGGGTATTCCAGAGCAAAAACTAGACCCCACCTTCATTGCATCAGTCTTTACCGGAGTTTTAGCTACCTTCGGAGTTCAGGCAGCAAAGAAAGCAGGAGAAGGTGGTGGTAATGGTGGTGGTATAAGTAAAGCAGATATGGAAAGATTGATTGCTGCAGCTGCACAAACTGCACCTGCACAAACTATTCGTATTGAACAGGCACCTGTACAAATAACACAGGCACCTCCAAAGTCCGATGAATCTTACAAGATGTAATTATGGATAATCAAAAGTCGTCATTTAAGTGGGTAGTTCTAACAGTGGGAACACTGTTTGGGATTGCTCATATTGGTGTCTTGGGTCATCTCATAAACAAAAATAACTTACCTATAATTAATCTTCCCGTTGGTGATTACACTTCCTACAGTGTAGATGCTGGAAAGGATGGATATAGAATTGAATATAATGCTAATGATCCTAAAGTATTAGGTGTTAGAAAACATCTTGATAAGAAGAATGGATTTTTTGGTATTGGTGGAAATACGCATCTTATAACTGAAGAAGAATATACAATGGATGGAGCCCGCCATATGGGTGGAGGTGTTGCGGGAAAGTTGACTGCCCAAAACGTAGAATGCATCAAAGCGGAGGGCGCTGGAGAATCGACCGGAAAAATGGTGGGTGCTAGTATTGGTGCTGCTGCTGCTCCATGGTTCACTAGTATTCCTTATGTTGGTTGGTTAGTTTCTGGATGGGTGGTAATGCTTGGACAAGATAAGGGTGCAGATATTGGTGGAGAACTGGCAACAACAATGATAGAGGGATGCGATGAACTTTGAATTGGATATGGATGATTATGCAATCATTCTCAATGCTCTACACTACTATAAGAAAGTAGAGAAGCGTGGCAACTTCAAACAGTATAATGAAGAGCGTGTGAATAAGTTAAGAGATAAGATGGCATATCAACTAATACCATCTCCGAATAGTGGTAATAACTTGTGAGTGCTGTATTTGTATTTGGATTTGTAATACTACTTACTATAGGAATGGAACTTACCTGGCCAGTTAAAAAATGAATTTACTATTACGCCCTCTTGATAATGTTACTGATCCTGTATGGTCAGTAATCCTATGTGTGATACTTGCAGTCATAGGTGCATTACTTATAATTATATACATATTAAGAGAAGCATTTGCTGAATTGGACAATGGCAGATCAAATCAACCAGAAGGACGCGAACCAGGACCAGCAGATAGCACTCCTGACACACAGGATTGAGGACGCTGAGAAAACGCAAGAAGAACTCAGACAAAGAGTTCGTAATCTTGAGAGATGGGTTTGGCGTGCTGGTGCTGTTATATCAGCAGCAATCACAATTATCGGAATAGTATCGGCAGCAGATGCCAAGGAGATCAATTATGGGAGCAATGACACCACCAAGCAGGAAATCCTGCTACAACTTCAGAGTAACGGAGATTAATCGTGTTCTTGACGGGGATACTATTGATGTCACCATTGATCTTGGGTTTGATCTATACAAGAAAGAAAGAGTTAGAGTTGCAGGCGTTGATACACCAGAGAAGAGAACAAGAAATCTTGAGGAGAAGGCTCTGGGACTAGATGCTACTAACTGGATGAAAGAAAAACTGGAAGGAGCAATTGCTGGTGATGACGAACTCTCTGTCAGAACTGAATTGGTTGGCGGTATGGGTAAGTATGGTCGCCTTCTTGGTTGGTTATATATTGGAGATGCAGAAATATCATTGAATGAGCAGATGATTACCGAAGGTTATGCTCACGCCTACGATGGTGGCACCAAAGATATGAACTTAGAAAAACTGCGTGAAATACGCAGATCACATGGAACTTTAACGGAGTAAATCAATGCAAAAAGTAATTAATGTTTTAGCAGTCCTATCATTTGTAGGAACTGCAGGTATTGTTGGCGGTGGTGCTGCAGTATATCTCAATAAGGATTCTATTATTGAGAATGTAAAGGGACAAGTTGCTGGTGCAGCAGCAGAAGCAATTGCAGGACAACTTCCTGGAATGATGGACGCTGCAATGCCAGAATTACCTGGTGCTACTGGTGGTGTTATGCCATCTGTACCATCTATGCCTAAAACTACTGGACCTGCACTTCCATTCTAATAATGATTCCAGAAATCCAGTTAGGTAATATTGATATTGGAATTAATCAAGTTAGTAATTTGATTATTAACGATACACCTGACTGGTTAAAAACTCCACCTACAGCACTACCAATTTACCCACCCGTGACTACACAGGTGGGTATTCCTATTGTTAATATACCAGGATGTGTTGAGTCTCATAGGGATAGTGGTGAGAATCAAACACTAAAGGATGATGATAAGGATGGTGTTCAGACATTTTGTGATGCAGGAACACCTAGTTTTTATCCTATTGATTATGATCCAGATAAATTGGAGATGACAACAGAGGCACCACCACCTCCACCCATTACACCTCCTGAGAAAGAAGATACTAAAACAGATACCGAAACACCAGCACCACCTAAAACCGATGCTGCAATAGCAGAGTGTCCTACAAGAGAGCAACAGTTAAAGAATCCTGTTGGAAAAGTATTACAAAACAATAAAAAGATAGTCAGGTATGAGACAGTAGGAAAAGAATGTCTCCCTGTATTTGAGAATTTAAATATACCAGATCAGATTATTGCTAACCTACCATCACCAGGTGCGGTAACTGTTACCGCCTCAATTGCTGTAGTCGCGACGACATCTGCACTGCTTGCAAAGCCTCTTGCTGATCTTTTGTTAAAGGTTGTGAAACCGACTGTGAAGAAGGTAATAAAGAAGATTGCGACCTTACGGGGTAAGACGCCCCCTGTATTATCGGTGTCGCAGAAGAGGGCGGAGCAACGGGATCGGAATCGGGCGATAAAGATCTTACGTTCGGCACTGAAACCGAAGGGATAGAGTGACGATGTTGCTTGATAGCATTGACATTATTAACTACTACGTCCGCACATATTTTATAGTAAGGACTTCTAGGGTGGAAACTAATTCCTTGCTGCATTAACTGACCACAATTCTTAAGTCTCGCAATCTCAAAGTCTAATCTTTTGTTAGCAATCATTTGTTGCTGCATTTGAATTTGAGTATCTGCTGCTTGTTTACAACGCTCTTGCATTCCACCATCAAGTGGGAAAGAAAGTGTTGCAGATAAACCAAGACTTGTACTGTTATTAATTGCATCACCAGTCCTTACTGGTTTCCTCCAGAGTTCTGACCCTGGATTATCGGGCACACCATCACCTGCCATTTCCATGGTGGTGATAGTCATGTCTGCACCATCTTCATAGGCACGAACAGTCTCACCTTCTGAGTTTGTATATGTTCTATCATCATACCAAGATTCCCAAGGAAAGTTCTTTACTACTTTCTGGGTCTCTACCATCTGACCTTGGAAATCTCTGTTATCATATTGAGGTTCCATATAGTATTGTTCAAATGGATCCTTCTGACTACGAGCATGAGTAATGAATGGCGTGATATTAGCAGTAGGACCCTGACAAGCAATCCCTCCACCATATTGATTGGTGATATATGGACCTTGTAAGACCTGAATTGCTTGATTGGTGACTGATCCTGAACTATTAGCTATTGGATTTGCTGTTGCACTTACACCACCCACGTCCGCAGCGCGAGCAATACTAGGAGATAAAATGCAAAGCAGCATAATACTAGCAACGGATTTCTTTGTTCCATTTACTGAGTGAAAATTGAAGTTGTATCGGTTATGCTGGTAACCTCTGTAGTTCTTTGGATCACCGTTTGATTTGTTACCCCAGGACCCATGTAGGTCTGAGTGAACTGAAATGCTGCTCCTGGTTCTGCGATCGTGAAACTCTGACCATTTAAATCGAGACCAGAGTTGGCGCTTGTTACTTGGCCCTCTGTTCCTCCTAATGGATTCACTATCACTGAGTTTGTTGTTGGGTTCGGACTGAGGGATTGTCCCCCGTTGGTCACGTTTGTTCCCGATACTGAATATTGCCATCCTGTTGCATAATCT